CCATGAATGGCTATACGGGCCTTCTTTAGCCATCTGTTTTCATAATAGGCTATTTTATCTGGATACCCGTACTCTAATGCATCTTTAATTAAACTATCATTTGTAAACCAATCATTTTTTTGCTTACTATATCTTTCGGCATGCCCAGAAAATAATATGTCTCCATCTTTAATTAAAGATACAGAAGCATCATGGGAAGTTTCATTAATTCCTAAAATTATCAATATATGTACCTATCTTTTTGCTTAGGCTGTTTTATAAATATTTTTTTTATTTTATAAATAACCTTATAGTATAAATAAATAATAAATCTATAGTCCAAGTTTTTTCATTTCTCTTATAAAATTTTCATATATGTGTATATGTGTGTGGGCACCCCAATGCCCTTCCCAAACTTCAAGATCCCTAATATCCCAATCTGTTCCCCTATGAAAAAAATTTTCATATTTATCTTTAAAATTTTGATGGCACACGCTTTCTTTTTCTGGAGAAATGCCGTCTGGCGGTATTGTCTGGTCCCAGTCTTCTGATAATTCAAAAAAATTTTTAAATTTATCATACATTTGTTGATTGTTATCTTCATATACGTCTAGCCATGTTGTCCATAGTAATTTTATATTATTTGAATGACAATATGTTTCTAACATTGAAATAAACATTAAGTTAATCCAAACTCTATGTTCATTTGGAAAAACTTCTTCTACTTTGGCTGGAAGCTTTATGTACCTGCTATTTTTAGAAAGATGTATTGCTCTATAAGGTCCTTTGTCGGATCCATATGTTTTTTCTAATATTTTGTTATGAGGTGCTGAGGTTAATATTTCAGAATCTATAAATACATGAGTTCTGGCAAACGATGGTAATGCACATAGGATATATTTTGGATTACCATATTTTTCAAAATAGTTAAAAATGTTATAAACTATTTGCATAACGGATCCTCCACGATAAGACACATTATTATATTTAAGGCCTAGATTTTTAGCTACCATCTCCCCCCATATTGCCCCATCTTTAACCCCTAAACCATAGGTTTGCGAACACCCAGCAAATAAAATATCTACATTTTTAATAAAATCTGGGCCCCTGTGTCCATCTGTATTTATTCTTTTTTCTATATTATCGCTTAAATCAAAATACATTCTGTCTTCGTTTAAACGCAATGTATTTTGCAGTAGCATTGGCTGTTCTGGCTCTATGTTATTAATACAAGACCACATTAGATTTACAGTTTCTTTATTTTGTAATTTACTAAAAACATCATTATTATTTTCTTGCCAGGAAGATGCTCTTTTATTTTTCATCTTTTTTGTTTTCTATAAAATGCAATTCTACTATTTGTTGCACATACTCTGAAAAATGCTTTCTTATGTTTCCAGGTGGCCTAGATCCAATAGCATTCCATATTCTTTGATATTCAACAATGTTTGAAAATGTAGTTGGGCATACAACCATTCCATTGTATTCTTTTAATACTGTTGGAAGTGGAACATGCTTGCCACAGCATTTGCATTCTTTTGCTTTTTCTTGATATTCACTCATAATGTTGTCATCCTTTCTAAAGACTCTGACAAACTAGTTGGCATACGGGGAGCCCGTATCATGTTGGTAGCCGTAACATCTGGGTTATCTTTTGAGAAGTCGTTATCAAAACTCATAGATTCATATGTATGTATTTTGATTTCTTGATTTGTGTCGTATTTTGTCCTAGATATTGCATTGTAAACAGAGCCACAAACTGCGTCGGCTAAGTCTTTTGAACCTTTCCTAGGGTGATCAACTCTGTCTTTCATAATTTTTAATTGCAATAGTTCATCTATAAGTAATGGTATGTGTGGGCCTTTAAGTCTTTCTTCTAAAACTATCATTGCCATGTCATCATAATGTTTTTTAGCAACAGACAAAATTTCCGTATTAACTCCGTACTGTTTTAATTGTTGCATCATGTCGTGAGAGTTCCATCTATCAAAAGTACAAAGTCTTATTTTAAATCCTTTTGTCTGTAAAGATAATATGTAGTCTCTTACTTCTGCAAAGTCCACAGATTTGTCTGGTGTGGGAGTCCAAAACCTGACAGCATCTACTTCTACTATTGGAGCTGGTTGGGAGTATGTGTCTGTGACTTTTACATTAACCCATTTTTGAACATGCGCTAACGAAACTGCACAGTGGTCATGTTTTTGTGCAAGGTCTACGTGTATAAAGTATTCTTTATCTGGATCTGGGGCAAACCAATTTTCAAATCTTCCAAATTGATCTATGGCAATTGCTGTGTTATTAAATGCAGTTTCTATTTTTTCTCTTGATTTAAAAAACGCATCTACTGCGTCTGACGGCATGCAGGCAAAACGTCCTAGTGCATCCATTGAGTTTTTATAAAATGCTACTTTAAAGTCATCAATGCTTCTAGTTGGATTAATTTCCCAAGTTGGTCTTTTTAATGCGTATACTTTTGGAATAGAATAAGAAAGTATATGGTCTTCTTCCCATTCAACTACAAATTCATTACCTTCAATTCCGTCTGGTAAATCTAGGTCCATTTTAAAATTATGACTTCTTACTACAGTTTCTTTTTCAGCAATAACAGATTCATAAAATTTTTGTATTGGGTCATTTTTAAACCTTGGGAAAGAAAGCAATATTACTTTGCCAAAGTCTGGGAAACGTGAATCTACCGATGCCCTATACATATCATATATTGCATCTGCGGTTTTTGCTTGATCGTGTCCAGTTGTATTTTCTGTAGCAAATCCTGAAATCTCATCAAGGATAACAACAATAACGTTATAACCTTCCCAAGCCTCACGCTCAGAGTGACCAGAATGAACTGTAATAGATTTATCAAACTTCATTTCAGAAGCTTTATCTGTGTACTTTCCAGTAAACCACGGAGACTTTTCAATTCGTGTTTTAAACCCTTTAAAAAAAACATTGTTTGCTTGCTGTGCGTTAATAGCAATATTTAAAATATCAATTGCATCTCCTGGTGGCTTTCCGTAATATGCCGCTGGGTCTTTTAAGCATAATAATAAATAAACTATATAGGCTGTTGCAATTGTTGAGCAGTAGTCTTTACCAGAACCCTTACCAAGTTGAGCAATTACTTCGTTAGCCGTTTGCTTAAATATTCTAGAACCTTCTTCTTCTCCAAAAAGTTTCATTAGTGTTGCTTCTTTATATATTTGCGAACTTTTTTCAATTAGAGTATATTGATATTCGGAAAGTGGTGGAAGTCCAAGATACTCTGGGTTGGTTACAAATGCTCTTAGATCTACTGGTCTTTCTTCAAACTCTTCTCCATCGAGTATGTCAATAAGGTCATTAAAATTAAGATCCACTTACTTCCTCAATAATTTCTATTGGTTCAACAATCCCAGTAATTTGAGATAGTCTACGTGCAACATCCATTTTGCATTTTGGACAACTGGCTGTTACCTCTTTTAATATTTTAATTAAAATGTCTTGCTTATGTTCTGTCTCTGCAATTTGAGATGCCATCTCAGCATTATCTAGTAAGCCTACCTCTTTTAACATTGTAATTCTTTTAGTCTCAATGTCTGAAATTAACTTAAGTGCGTTAGCCTTAACATTTAATTGTCCTGCCTGATCTGCATCCTCTACTGTTTTCCATGCTTCTTTAATAAGCATAGAGTAGTGTTGGTCAGCCCCAGAGATTGCTTCCTTAGCACGTTCTTTTGAACTTGTATCGTTATAGACAACAGTTTTCCACTCATCTATAAGCTCTACTACGTCAGACCTTTTAAATCCAGTTAGGGTGGATATTTGTGTAGGATTGTTACCCTTTAATAGTTCGGCAACAACCTTATTCATTCGATCAAAATGATCAGATAATTCGATTTCCATATATAGTTATTATAATTCTAGTTGACTGAAAAGTCAATTAGATTTTGCTATTTTATATAATAATAGGTATCCAATTAGGTCGTCTATGTCATTATCTCCTGCAAAACCCTGGTTATTTTTTACCCTATTTAGCTTATCGTCAATTCTTACCTTTAATTGCTCTGTAGAATCAGCCGTTGAAAATATTCTAATTGGATCTAAAGCTGAGTTGCCATATGATATATTCTTTTCAATTAACATCTGTGCAATTTCTAAGCAAGAATTTAATATCTTGTGCCCTGCTGGTGCACTAATTGCATGAAGGTATAAGTCTTGGTATGAGAATTCTTTTACATCTGCAAACACTGGCTTTAATGTCATTCCATCTCCTTATATAATTGTTTAAGTCCTCTTAATGTTCCAATATCCATATACTGTCCACCTGGTCTTTCCGCCCTAATATTAAATCCTTGAGATATCCAATCTTTTAATTGTTTCCCTGGATGGTCTAGCTTAGGATCTATGAATCTTATCATATTATTTTGAAATAGCATAGTGCCCCACATGTCTAAATAATTACAATTATCTACTTTATCTTCTGAATCAACAACTTTATTATTAGAAACCAGTACTTGCCCAACACGACCTTTTAAACCCTCTACACATTCCCAGATTCCCAAAACAAGATCTGCAGTGTTTTCTTTAAATAATCCTTTATATATATTACCTGGAGCATTTAAAATAAACGTATCTGGCATACCCACAAGAACTGTGTCGTTGTAATTTCCGACCATATACTTGACTGCGTCTGACATTGTTGAAGGCTCACGAACCATTATTTTAACATTCATGTCCATATTTTGAATAATAGGAACCCATTCTGATCGTGTAGAAATTCTAACCTCATCGCATAACTCTAGCATTTGTTCTACATGCCATTGAAGTAATGATCTTTCATCTGATATGGGCAAACAGAATTTAGGTATTCCTCCAATTCTAGATGCTTTCCCTGAAGCTGGTAGCACCCCTATCGTAGCCATTCGTGATCCCTTCTTTTAGATAGAGACCAAGGTTTAGAAATCTCAAAATTATGTTCTTGCTTGTATTTATAATACTCTTGATTCTTAACAAATGTTTCGTGATTTATGTTTTTTAATTTGTCATCGCTATTAATTGTTTGGCTTCCCGTTTCAGGGGCCGTACTGATATCTGTTGATAATATTGTATTCTCAGGGCAAAACCTTGCAACTCTTTCATGAAAATCATTATCTTCAAAATATATGGGGTAAAAATATTCATCAAATATACCAATCTTTTCTATTACATTTTCTCCTACTGAAAAACATCCATAGTTATCATTTGTAAGTATCAGCTTGTCTGGTCCGCTTAAATCATCTATTTGTTGCAATGCATTGATGCCCCAAGTGGTGTCGGCAGAGGCAAATAGCCAGTACTTTGAATGCGGATAACATTTAATTCCCAAATTCCATGCGGCTGATAACCCTAGGTTTGCTGGCATATTAAAAACTTTAACATTTTCTTTTTGTGTTTTAAATTCTCCACCATTGTCTATAATCAATATATTGTCAACTGGATAATTAATTGAATTTAGCATTGACTCTAGTAAATCGTATCTATTTAATATTGGAACTATTAATACTGGTATGCTCATCGCTTTTTAATTAGTCCAAACTGTTCTAGATATCTTTGTATTGTCATTGGAGAAACCGCACACTCAATAGCAATTTCTGTAACTGTCTTTTTTTGTACAATATATCTTCTATATAGCCAAGGATGGCTTTGGTATAATTTCATCTTTTGGTTAAAACTTGATTTGAATAATGAGCAATTCCAAAACTATCTGCGACATCAAAATCGGTTAAGGATAAATTATACTTACTATTAAAATAATCTACCGTTCTTTGCTTACGCATATTCCTTAATTGATTTTTGTACCAAGAATCTGCATACCCTGGATTTTTTAATCTTATTGCAGATTTTTCATCCTTTGTTGGATTTTTGTTGCCAATGTACGCCTGCCACGAGGATGGGCCAATAGTAATAACCTTAGCGCCAGTAGACATAAGCTCAGCAATAACAACTCCATATACATATGACAATTTTATCACAGCATCGGGGGATCTGACAAGTATTGCGCCTTCTACAACTATATAATCAGACTTTAATTCATTAAGCATTGCTTTCATTTTAACTTTTGCATCATATATTTTTTCGTATATGTCTGATCCAGATAATTCTATTTTGCCCCATTTTAATGGGACGTCATTTTCCATTAAACAAAATGCTACTGAGTTAGTGGAAGCATCTATTCCTAAAACTCTGTTTGCTTTAGTTTTGACTAAACTAGCTAAGTTCATTTAGAATGCTCCATATTGCTGCTTTAGCTTGTTGATTAATGTTTTTTTCGCAAGAAGAGCACACAGATTGCTGGTTGTACCTACTTAGTTTAGTTTTACAAGATTTGCAAATTCTTGTTGCTCCATTTTTAATTGCTTTTTTTTCATAATATTTTTCCATTATTTTTCTATTTGTAGAAATACGACAACACTGTTCATTACAATATTTTTGATTATGTGTTCTGGGTTCAAAATCTTTACCACATTCTTTATTAAAACAAATCATATAGATGGCACCTTATAAGATTCTATTTGAACTGTTCCAGTAAGTCCTGCGTAGCATTCTTTTTTAACTGGGCAATAGGTGCAAGGCATTTTAGATTTTGTAGCTCCAGAGGGCTTCATTGGAAGATCTCCATCTTTAAAGTTGTCCCAAACCTCACACATCCAGGTAAAAGTTTCTTCAATAATAGCTGTATTTTTTTCATTCATGGATACTGGAATAACTATTAGTTCTTGTGTATTTTTGTTTTCATAAAGAAAAAATCCTTCTTTGGCTTTTTTTAATTTCATATAGGTAAGCAATTGCAACAAATGATTTGCTGTGGGTTTCATCTCCGACTGTCTTATGTCCCAGACCTCTTGCTTTGCTGTTTTTATTTCACCAACTACTGTTTCACCGTCATACTCCATAATTAAATCTATAAATCCTCTAATTGGAGGATACTCATTAACAATTTCTTCTTCTTCGGACTTCCACTCTGGCATTGTAGAAATAAGTTTTTGAAGTCTTTCGTGTGCCTGTGTTCCTTGAGCCATGTTAGCAACAGCAACGGCATCATTATCGTCTATAAACATTGCACCAGAAAATGCCATATACCAATATCTTGGGCAAGTACCATGTCCATATCCAAGCGAGCTTGGACTAAATGATTTCTTTGTCATTTCTCCGCTTGGACGTTTTGTATTCCTATAAGACTCATCAAGAAGATTTGCAAAAAGTTCTGGGTCGAAGAATTTTCCAGTATGTTTTTTAAATTTAAGATTCTTTACTATTTCTCTACTCATTTATGAGTTGTACCTAACAACATATTTAAGGGCATCAACAAGTTTGTCTATAGATTCTTTTACTGAATAATATACATTCTTTTTATTATTATTAACTGTTCCAGCTTTATCTTTCATAATAGTTGAGTATACAGAAGACATAACTGCAAATTTAGTAGACATTGCCTGTAGCTCCATAATTAAATGAGGTGCTTTAGCTGAAGGCACATCTGGGTTCATTAATAATTTTACCACAATTGCAAGAGCTTTATCTAAATGTTCATCCTTCATAAACTCATGTAAATCATTAAATTCAGTAATATCACTAATTAATTCTAATGTGTTTTTTGAATCAGATTTATTTTCCATCTCTATTTATCCAATCAGTATAATATCCAGCCCATAACCCTATTGGATATGCGATTAAAAATCCAATTAAAACTCCTATAAAAAATTTAATCAAAAGTGTAGTCTCCATATTCCATCACACTTTAAAGCATGTGCCTGTAAAGTAATCCTGCGCTCATTTGTTGTTGCATTAATTGGCGGTGTCACTTGATGCCAAGGGTCTCCAATTACATAAAACATACTGCCTTTAAAATACTCTACAATTTTAGGATATTCCATATCAAACTCTGCAATTTTATCCGAGTTAAATGGGTATCCTGAAACTTCTTTAATTTTATTTAATGCTTCCATTCCTTGCTGTTTAACAGTGTTTGCGTATTCGCTGTTTGAGTCTATATTCATTTCTTTATCCCAGACAGCTAAACCAGAACCATTGTTATGTACATCAATTGCAACTGTTATTGTTAATAAATCTTCTTCCACATTTTTATACTTTGACCAAAATTCTTTGTGGTCGTATGAGACTTTATCTGAATGAAGTTCTGTCGAGTAACCTAAATTAGGTATAGGAACAGGCAATGTCATATTCTCTTTTTTTAATCCAAATATTTGAAACCCAGGTATTGCTAAGTCATCTGCTAGTGCACATGGTCCAACTATTGAGTTTAAATTTTTTAATAATAGACCATATAATTCAGAAAAATTTTCCATGAGTATTGGATTCATTTTTGTATATGACTTTACATATTGATCTGGTCTGGAGCCGTTATAGGTGTCTAAATAAGCTGCTCCACCCATGGTATAAAACATATTTAAACCATTTCTTGGTCTAGCAGTCCAATATTTATTTAATGAATCAATTTTAGACACAATATCTTCGCACTGCTCTTCAGTTAACAATCTAACTAGTCCAGATTGTTTTATCATTTTTTTACCTTCTTCTTTGATTTATATGGACCCAAATCAGCCTTTATGCTTCCATCTTTTCTAATTCTTACTATTCTACCATTTTTAATAACAGTAGGATTAAAAGGTATTTTATTATTTGATCCCATTATTTTCCTCCCAACATTCTATTAGTTGTTCTAAAAGTGCCCATTCAATAACAGCAAGCCTTGTTTTACTGCTAGTAGAGCCAAGTATTAGTTTAAGTACTGGATACTTATCCCTGCTGACCTTAAAAGTATCTGTACAAATTTTAGACCATATACTTTGCGAAATAGAGATTGATTTTTCGTACTCTTTATAATCCACCACAAAATCTCTCCATTGAGCGTCACCTTTTTGATAATCACCACGTCCACTATTTTTTTGTTGTTTTGCTCCGTCACGTTTAGCCTCCGACCTTTCAGACATTAGTTAACCTTATACTGATTGCTATGTCCGTCTGGACATTTCCAGGACATAATTAAATTTGTTGGGTCCCAAAAAGATTCTTGTGCATCTTTATTGCACTTGCCACAAGGTTTTGTTCCAGGAATTAATTCTAAATCTTCTTTATGCAAAATTTCTGGTTTTTTAAAAAACTCATTAATTTTTGGCATCTATGCCCTTTTTAAGTACTTCAACAACTTTTGGATTCTCTTTTAAATACTGAACAGCTTTTGCACGTCCTTGAAATCTTTCTCCATTAACTGTGTACCACGCTCCACCCTTTTCAACAACTCCAACCATTTCAGCAACATCTAAAGTTTCTCCTACTGAATCGACGCCAAGAGTTTCTCCTTGGTAGTAAAAGTCATACTGTCCTGATAAATTTGGGGGCCCTAGTTTATTGTAATCAATAATCCAATTAACTGGCCTTCCAACTCTTTGTTCAATAATTTTATCTCCAACTTTAACTCCAGCTTTAATTGCATTTGCCTCAGCTTCAGAAGACCATAATTTAATTACCGTAGAAGAAAAGAATTTTACTGCCATGCCACCTGTTGGAATATGGCTTGCATGCATCGATCCAAATTGATTTCGTTGTTGTGAGATAAGAACAAGTAGTGTGTTTTTGTTTGCATAGTTTAACATTTTGACTGCGTGGGTCATGTCTTTTGCTTCTGCGCCAATCTGTTTGGTATCTTGAAGATCTTTCATTTCATTTCCATCTTTTTCAAAATAAATTGCTGGAAGCAAAGCAGATATTGAATCTACTACAATTAAATCTACTCCTGCGTCCATAAGTTTAGTTGCAACATCAACCATATCGTTAACTGTTTTAGCCGAAGAATAAATTAACTTTGATGAGTCTACTCCTAATTGCTCTGCCCATGATTGATCATATGATGCTTCTGCGTCAATCCAAGCACAAGTCTTGCCTTCTTTTTGTGCAATAGCAATCATTTGTAAACAAAATGATGATTTGCCAGCAGACTTATTTCCCCAAACCAAAACTTGTCTACCGTATCCAAGGCCACCCTTTAGGGATAAATTTAATCCTATGCTTGGCGTAGCTTGTTTTTCAACTTTGATATCTTGTGCTGATTTAACTCTTGCTCTTGTTTTTGGATCTAATTTTGCCAATATATCATCTATTAAAATTGTCATTGTTTTCTTTCTCTATATGCTCATTATAGCATTAAAATCAGGCTCTGTGTCATTATAATTAAAGTCTTTTGACCTTTTATTTAAAATAGGAGTAGGGGTTTTAGATATTTGGTTCTGCAGCAGCATTCTGATTATCATCTGGCTGTTCAATTTTCTCCTTTAACTCAAATACAAATGAAGATGTATCTTCGTCATACTCAACATTTAAATTTTTATCTCCTTTTGACGCATTTAAAAATACATCTATGGGAATAGATATCTTTTTTTGCGATTCTAAAATAGCTACTAGAATGTTAGTAGCGCTCATTGCTTTATATACTTCTGCTGGTGTCTGGGTCACTTTATCTCCTTTATCATTAATGTACCGTCATCTAATTTTGACAGAACTGGTTTGCTTTTCATTCCTTCACGCATTCTTGATAAAACTTTTGTATACATTGTTGGGAATGCAATTGCTCTAGTTAATTGTTTATTTTTATCTGACATGACTATGTGGGCCATTGTTTTTCCAGCTTTAGTTTTATATGGACTAAAGTTAATAACTATTTGCTCGTCATCTTCCATGTCATATTCTTTTCTATATAGATAATCTACAAAAAGGTCTGATCCGTTTGGGTCCATGTCATTTATTTTAATATATCTAGCTATTCTATTATCTCCAACAAGAATAAAATACATTTGCCCAGTCTCTATTTGAGTTTGCTCATTATGAAATAAACCTATAGATCCAGTTTCATCTACTAACTCAACTCTTGCCCAGCCAGTTCCTCTTTTAATACTTTTAACCATACCAAACATTGGGAAAGAGCCTAAGTCATCAAATTCTTCAATTGGTTTTGCTTGTGCCTTAATTCTAGGTGGGATAGATTCTAAATTAAATGTAGGAATTCCTAAGTATTCGTAGTAGTTTTCCTTTTCTTTACCGTCTCTGAGATTGTCCTCGAAAGCAGAACCGCCAATAGCATTAAGAGCAGATACAGCCCTACTGTTAATCCCACTACCTTTCGTAGAGGCTTTTTGTACGAAATCGGAATAATTGGCATAAGGCCTTCTTTCTATAATTTTATTTGCAATGCTATCTGAAATAAATTTAACTTCAGCTAATCCAAATTGAATTGCGTTTTCCTTTAATGAAAAATAAAGTTCAGATTCATTAATGTGAGGCAGCAATACTTTAAGGTTTAATCTTTTAGCCTCAATTAAATATTCTGTTCTTTTGTCTTTATCATTTTCGTTTTTAAGAATTGAAAAAATAAATTCAAGAGGGTAATACTTTTTAAGCCAAGCCGTATAATAACTAAGCATGGAATAAGCAACAGCATGACTACGATTAAAAGAGTAGCCAGCATGAGCCTCAAAGTCACTCCATAAAGACTGGGCCTTTTTCTCAGAAATGTGTTTTGAAGCCCCAGCAATAAACTGATCCTTGAATTGGTCGAATTCTTTTGCATCCTTTTTCTTTCCGATAATCTTGCGAACCTTATCAGCTTCTGACCAAGACATACCACCTAAGTGTACGCAGGCCTGCATGACCTGCTCCTGATATATGATAACACCATATGTGTTCTCGGTAAAAGGTTTCATAATTTCATGAACATACGATACCGCTTCTTCTCCATGTTTTCTTTTAATATAGGAGGCTCCTACGGTATTCATTGCTCCTGGGCGTACTAGGGCGTTTGAAGCAGCAAGATCTTCAAATTTATCAACACCCATTTTAATTAATAGATTTGTGTAAGGGGTTGCTTCGGCCTGGAACACTCCTTTTGTATATCCCTCGCTTAGCACCTTATAAACTTCTTTATCGTCCATGGATAAACTTGATAAAAATATATCCTTGTTGTGTCTTTCTTTAATAGCTTTTATCGTGTCTGAAATAACGGAAAGTGTTTTTAGACCTAATGCGTCTAGTTTAATTAGCCCGATATCTGCAACCGTATCCATGTCGTATGCAACTACTGGTATGCGTCCAGAAACTTGATCTTGTGCGTCTGCCCTTGATTCTATCGGTGCAAAATTTCTAAGGTCATCTTTAGCAACAACAACACCAGCAGCATGAACACCAACGCTTCTAATTTTGCCACGTAGTCTTTCTGCTAGCCACGTTACTTCTGGATACTTCATTCTAAATTCTTTAGTGTTTGGAGATTCCATATAGTCTTCAAAAGTATCAATTGATTTTAGTGCACGATTTACGTCTTGTAGAGGAACCATAAATACACGGGCTGCATCTCTAATAACACCTTTATCTTTAAAGTATGTATATGTAGAAATTGATGCTACGTGTTTAAATTTTTTCTTAAGATAATCTTTAACCTCTTTACGACGACGGTCTTCAAAGTCTGTGTCGATATCTGGGAAGTCATTACGATCTGGATTAATGAATCGGAAAAACAATAAGTCATATTCTATTGGGTCTACATCAGTAATTCCTAATGCATAACAAACTAAAGATCCTGCAGCAGAACCACGTCCAGGCCCAACCATAATACCATTTTCTTTAGCCCAATTAATCATATCTGCAACAACTAAGAAATAGGAGGCAAAATTTTTATCTTTAATAATCTCAAGCTCTTCTATAAGCCTTTGGTCATATACGTCATTTCCCAGCCAGTTCTCTCTCAGGCGTAGCCTTTCTAGGCCTTCAAAGGCCATATCAGACAGCTTTTGGTCGGCGTTGGTCTTTGGGATAGGGAGCAGGTCTAAACCCCTGTTAAAATCGTATTCTCCAATTTTTTCGGATATCTCAGTGGTATTCTCATAAATGTCTACTCGTTTAATATCACATTTGTTAAAGTCGGATTCAATTTCTTCTCTAGTCTGAATAAATAAATTATAGTCTTGGAATGATATTCTACGGTCAGGATAAAGATAATTAAATCTATCTAACATGTTATTCATGTTTCTAGACATTTCA